TGAAATTGTCTGCGCTTGCTGCCCAACCCACCAGACACCACCAGAAATTTGAAGAACCATAGCAACGACAAGTGCAACAGGTAGTCGTAAGTTTTCCATTACTTTTTACGGTTCCTTTCGGCCTGCTCTTTAGTCGTGCGGTTGTGCATGTCCCACATGATCACTGTCCACGGTTCCTTGCTAACTCAGCCTGAGTGTTAATGCGGTAGACGTTCACATCATTACGCTGGTTTGCAATACCCTGCTGCATTTGCATACGCTGAAGAGCTAAATCGGCTGACTGCTGTAACTTGGCTTGATCAATCTGGAAGTCCATCATGTCATTCTGCATCTTACGCTGAATGTCTGTTTGATCGTTTTGCAGTTCCTGCTGACGCAAAGTAACCAAAGGATCCTCTGTCTGTCCTGATTGTAACAACGGTGCCAACTGCTCAAGTGTCTCTGCAATCTGCTGGGCAATCATCGCATCAATAACGGGCTGATCAATTTGTGGAATAGGCTCTCCACGCATCTGAGCTTGTTGTGCGCTTTCAGTAAATACTTGCTCTACAATGTCCTTAGCGAACATAGATACATGCTCTTGAATGTGCGCTTGCAAAAGTAACTGAGCCTGCGGGTTGGCAGTAATGGCAGGGGACTGGATCAAAGCAGCATGAACACGAATATGAGCCCGATGATCCTGCTCTTGGAAAGCCATCGAAGGCACACCCTTAATAGCATTCGAGTTCTCTGTAGCCGGATCCATTGCTTGTGGTGGCTGAGGAACCGGAAGAATGGCGTCGATGTTCTTTACGTCTAACGCATCGTACATCCGACGATAGGCTTCGTACAGATTATGCATCTGCGGAGCGGCCTGTGCCAACTGCAACTGAGTCTGCGCCAAAGACATACGCTGTGCCATTGAGAAGATAGATGGGTCAGAGACAGGAAGAATATCAATCCGCCCATCAAAGTCCTGAACCATAATGTTGGGGTCAACATTTGCCCCAATAGCATATGGGTATGGCACAGGATTGTCAGAGAAGATCTCTGCCAACATACGGAACTCATTTTTCTGTGCATAGTGCAGCCGCTTATGGATGCTCGAGATTACTTTGGATCCCTGCTCGATAAGTGCCACTGTAGTTCCCACGGGAGCTTGGGCGTTGACATCTGCGATCTTTGCATCTGCGACTTGTGCAAATCGTCTGCCCGAATCAACAACCACCCCGAGGAGTTGGCCCAACGTTGCAGAAGGCTCCTTGTATGGGAGTGGGATAATAGCATTCCGAATATCGCCGCCGGGAGCGTCAAGATCGCGGAACTCGCCCGGGTTAACAGGCTCATCATCATTCCGGATACGAACGCCCCGTGCCTTAAAGCCACCGGGAAGATTCGAGAGCGTACCAGCGTCGATAAGCTGGCGTAAAATTGATGTAGCCGCACGAGACAATCCCCCAATCATATGCAACAAACCAAAGCCATAGAAGCCAAAACCGGGCAGGAACTTATAATGCACGAAGTACATCCGCTTCCGGCGCAGTGGATCACTCTCACGGTAGTTACGAACTACCGAAAGAACTTTTCCCGAACCTTCGTCCATAGTGACAATATACGGCAGTTTGATACCTGTCGGATCACCAGCCTCGTCCAGATCCTCAAATCCCTCAAGGTCAAGATCCACATGGACTTCATAGATAGTATACATGTCATCAGAGTAGCCTGTACGCAAACCCTGAATTTCGTCAGCCTTTCCTCTAATCGTAGAGTCTGACTCATCTTCTTCCATAGGCGAGATATTAACATCTTTATACAACCCATTTACCTGCATCTTACGGATTTCATTTTCAGTCATCCGCACGACATGTGTGTAACGCTCTGCTGTACGAAGGTCCGAGGCAGCATAAGGAACAATCAAGTCCTCGGCTGGTACGAACTTAGATACAGCCCTCTGACGGTTGGGATCAAAGTAAACTTTCTTGAACGTCGAACCAGTGATTGGTAAATAGAAAAGCATCTGATCAGTATCCTGATCAAACTCTTCCATAACCTCGGTAATCTGGTAGTTCATAAAGTCTTTGACGCGCTGCGCCTGATCTTCTACCGCTTGGTTCTGCTGCCCTATGATCTGCGTCTTTACAGGGCCACCCGGTGGCAGCATTTCTTTATAGGCTTGTGCTTGAAACTGCGTTACAGCTTCAGCCAAAAGTGGGTGAGTAACACCACTAGCACCCATGAACGGCTCTGTGCGCTCCTCATAGTTGATACCAAGTAACGTCAAGCCCTTTGCGATAGACTGTTCCCAGTCTTCTCTCGAGGACTTGTCGTCATCAACCTTATCCATAAGGTCTGAAGACAACTCCCCCAAGATAGAATCATCCAGAACTTCAGCCAAGTTTGCATTGTGGTCGTACTGCTCAGTCTCAACCTCGACCACCTGCTCTTCGCCAGCAAGCTCAATACCCGCTGGTAGCTCGTCTTCCATTCCGGGTAATTCTACTTGCAGTTCTTCTGGCATAAGTTCAGCCGGACCGCCCGGGCCCATCGCTGTGTCAACCATCTGTGGAGGTAGTGCCATTAAAATATTCCTCTGAATCTCTGTGGACGGGCAATAGGACTGAAGCCCTTGATCATACCGCCATTGCGTCTGGTTTGTGTCGAGCGCTCTTTTTTGATCTCGATATAACGATCATACTCAGCATCCGTAAGAGACTGAATATTCTTCAACGCCGTCGCCATAATCTGTTTGTCTGTTCGCATTTTATGAATATACCCTAAATATATCACCGATACCAGAACGTAAGTCAACCTTGCCACCGTCCTTGTACCTGCGGACCTGTGATGGTTTAGCCTGCAACGGTGCTAGATCGATGTATGTCACTGGATACTTAGTTGAAGCATCAACAAAACCATTCATAGTTTCCTGCTGCACCTTGTCAACTGTTCCCACTTCAATCCCCGGGTACATCTCCTTTAGCTCTTTTATAACTTTTTCCTGCGGAGTCTTGTACCGTGACACATATGGTGCAAGCTCTTTAGTGTTTTCAGTCTGACCTACCCTTTTTTCCGCCAAGTCACGATAGTCAGGGATATAGTATCGGTTTGATCCCTCACTCGCTGCCTTCTTAATCATCTGATGAAGCTGGTATCTCGCAACCTGCTCTTGCGTTTCAAATGGTAAGGGGTTGGTAAACTCAGGGGGCTGATCAGAAAACCCTCTTGCGATACCATCTGAATCCATTTTTGTAGAAAACCTAGTTGCCAGCGTGTTGAGCCTACCACTATCCACACCAACTTTTCCTTGATTCTGCCTGTAGTGCAGATACTCAAAAGCTGTTTGTTTGTTGGGAGCAGCGTCTTCAATTGCATCACCGTAGATGTTCATAACGCGGTCTTTAGCTTCTATTATTCTCTTTTCCTGATCCTCGATGCTTTGTTTAAATAAGTCGTCTTCTGACGATAACTTTCTAAAAGAGGCTGCATCCTTGCGGAGTAATTTAGGATCTATCTTACCCACTACCTTTGGAAGAAGATTTTTAGCCTGTGCTAGCGCTTCATCAAAAGGCGCTCTCTCCATAACACCCGGGGCAGAACCACGCGCCAGTGTGTTGGTAATAGAGCTTTGCTCAAAAACATTTTTAAATTCATACTGAACATGGTCAATCAGCCTACCTGCGGCAATCAACGCATCCTCTTCCGCCACGTTTTTTGCAACTGAAATGTTAAGAGCTTCCTTTAGTTCTGCGTCGTTTAAAGGAGCACGAATAACTGGCTTGATTCTAAGGGAACTTCCCTCACCCAACCTCAGAGACCTGTCAGTAGCCAGCTTCAAAACTTTTTGTATCTGGTCGTCAGAAAGTGTGTCTAGAGCACGGCTGTCCTCAATAACGGCCTGCTTTATTAGTTTATCGAAATCAGATTCAACCCGCATTTCTAGACCCGCCCTGTCCGTGGGGCTAAGTCGAACACGACTAAGATCTCGTAGTCGTTCACCAAATTCTGCGTCAGCGTTCCTGTTTGTTCCGATGCGCGGGAACATAAGGTTTCTCCGGCGTACACCACCAAAGTCAGCCTCATGAGTTCTTTGGTTACTTTGAATCTCCTTGAGCATTCTGGTCTCGTCGTCAATGCTGGTGATGGCATCGTTCAGTGTTCTGTACTGCGCTCCGTCCTCGATCTTTTGCTCAATCGCCTTGAAAGTCTTTACCTTGTCAGGGGTTAACTGAACAAAGTTCTCGCCGATCACGCCTTCTCTTGCAGCAGCGCCTTTATACACCGACCACAAATCAGACTGGTTTTCTTCCAGCATAGTAGACTTGCCGCCCATACCTACATCTTCAAAGGTGCTCTGTCTGCCATGCCCAATAGTACCCTTCTCACTGTGATGCGAAGCACTGTGAAAAGCTCCGGGGGCTACGTCTATATCTCCAGCAGCGAATTTCGCATCCCGGAACACAATCTCTTCATACCCACCAAAATTTCTGACAGGATCTCCGGGGTCTATGTCAAACATGCGCTGATCATCAAGGTGCATCATGCCGCCATCAACCATTTCAATGCGGGGACTGTTGCCCATATGAAAATCTAAAACATCATCTACCGGAATCTTGCGATTGGCATTCTCCGCCAAGAACTTATCAAGACCCGATGTCTCTAATTCTAAGTCAGTGACCGAAGGCTGATTCTTCAAACGCGCCAGATACTGAGCACCAGTCAAACCCTTTTTACCAATATTCATCCCCGGTGGGTTTTCAAGAAGCGCCTGCGCGGCAGGTAGATAATCAATCCCACCTAACGCCTCATCACTGCCCGGTACAAAGACATCCTCCTGCAAAGCAGGGTTAATATTACGCTCAACGCCCGGGGTCCCCGGTGCGCCAACCGTCTTCTCAAGCGGCACGAACTCATCTGACCCAGCCTCACGAACCAAAGGACCGAGGTCCGACGGCATAGCTTCAAGTTCAGCGGCCCCAGAACCCTTTACCTCGATCCCCGAACCTCGGGTTTTCTTCATGATTTTTCCCAGTAAAGGAGCTATGCCCTCGAATACTTTTTCTCCGACCTTGCCGCCAGCAGCGCCAAGTCCTGTG